TTATTCATTCTTTCTTGCTTGCCCACTTGCAACCCTCAACTCATCTGCCAATTGCCCAATCCTAACAGCTTTATCCTTCATTCCCATCTGATTGTACAAAGCCCATTGCCCTTGTAAATGGCCAATAATTTCGTTTGCTACCTCCGGTTTCATTCGTAACTCCTCCTTATCATATTTAGCTAGACTGTACTTTTCAATCAATCCGATAAGCTTATCTGGATAACCCGGATCAGTGGCATATCCTCCCTTGTGAATAGCATGGCAAGCAGTTTTATAATCAGCACCTAAAACGCCATGATAGCGTGTAGGCTTGTCTCTTGTGCCGTTTAGAATTAGCTTCGAATGATCTGCAATAGACTCATCCCAGTTGTTGTAAGCTCTGAAATTAGCCGTGATAGTTGTCCATTGACCGTTGTAATTCTCCTTTGTAGGCATAGCGCAAACGCCTGCTGGGCCTGTCCCTTTGATACCAAACAGGTTGTTTCCTCGCTTGGTTAGTCCACTTTCTCCCCATGCTGATTCCAGGATTGCCTGAGCAATTGTAAGAGACGCGGGTATCTTTGTTTTCTTCATATCCTCCACAGCACTTGGCGCAATTTTATCAATAAAGTCTTGTGGTTTCATTACTCCACATCTCCCTTCTGAAATGAATTTTTCACGCCCGAATGAATCCCGATGGCAGCCGTTGCCTCAATAAAAGCCCGCTTGCCAGCTTCTAGTAAATCTCCCCCGAACAATAAAGCGTTTATTGCATTATAGGCTACTGCCATCACAACAATAGCAAGAGGAATGTAATCATTTGGAACCCAACTCCGCGTTTTCAACCATGCTCCTGACGCCATTACTACTGCAATAACTAAACCAATTTCTATCATCCTTATCCCACCCTTTTCTTTAGTTCTTGTAATTCATTTTCCAAGCCGTTTAGACTGCGCTCAATCTGTTGCAATGTAGTGGTATTACGTTCTAATTGAATTACCATCCGCTCGTTATGCTCCATGAGCTTGGCTTCGCGTGTCTGAGCCTGTTTCACTAGTTGGGTCTCGGGCTCCCTTCCTTCCTTTTTTGTAGAGAATAACAGCCAAACAAACAGAGCAGCGAACGGGCCCTGTTGAAGCAATGTGTTCATTACGTTCTCTTCCATGCTTTTCCTCTCCTTATCACCCCCCTTGGGGTAAATAAAATATGGAGTCGCAGCTCCCCACGAAAAAACGCCTCTCCAGATCGGAAAAGGCGTTTTATGATTCAGTTTGTTCAGCTAAATATTCAGCTACGGGAACCCTATAAACTTCCGGTAAGGATTCAAATTCTCTGCGAACGACTTTAACCAATAGGCTGTACACATTAATCATATACGCTTTAACCATTTCTATTTCTCTCCTTCTAGTGTTTTTATTTTGGCTTCCATTCTAGTTACCATCTCTTGTAACTGAGCAATAGCTTCATAGGCTTCTATTAACTCTGGCGAGATTTTGCCTTTCTCACGCTCTTGCTCCATTTCACCCAAATCCATAGGTTTTATTAAAATCAATCGAATGCACCCCCGTATCCTCTTACAATTACAGACTCAGTTGCAACTCCTTTAACAAAAACAAAGCGTATACTAACGCCCCATTTTTCTGCTGTTTTTTCCTTGTTGGTGAAGATGAAGCCTCGGTTGAATTTGACATGGTTAGTGGCATCTTCCCATGTCGGCAACTCATCAAACGCATTGTTACACACCTCGACTTTATAATCTGCACCAGGAGGAACCGTTGCATCAATCGTTATAAGAATACGTTTAGCAGCGATAGTGGTATCAAAAGGTTTCTTTAGAGAGAATGCTATCTTGTCGGCTGATCGACGGAAAGTAAACGTCCTAGTCGATTTCAAGCCTTTACTATCGGTTGCCTCGATCGTTAACGTATGGGCTTCTGATAAAGAGAGCTGCAGCCACATGTCCAGTGAGATAGTCAAAGTATTTTCCATTTTGTCAGTTCCAGCGAATGTGCGGATTGCCTTACCATTGATTTTCTCCGTGATGGTAAACGTGTCACCCTCTGGCTCTGTGACAGTGTATTTCTTCATAGGAACAGAACTGAGTGTGCCAAGGTCTTCATTTTGTCCGCTGATAACGGGGGGTCGGTTATGGACGACTCGGAATTTGCGCGTAATCTCAGTTGATTTGCCACCTTGGTCATCTTCCGCCCAAACAGTTAGGGTGTAATCGGTGTCTTGGGCTAGGTCAGATCCTGTTATATCGGTTGTACCGTCGTAGAGGCGCTTACTCTTAAATGTTAGCGTTTTAGCAAAAGAAATAGGCGTGCTACCGTTAGATACCCCCGATTGCAACGCCCTTGCCATTCCTTTATTAACTTGGTACTTTACTGTAACTACGTTGTCCTTGTCGATGTCGGATGCGGTGCCTTGAATGCTTAACGTTGCATTTTCCGTAAGCATTTGGTTGTTGAGTGGAGACGTGAGTACTATATTCGGATTAAAAGTTATCGGAATACTCGATATTTACGGCATACCGATAGTAATACGTGTAGGTTCGGTTGTCCAATTCCCCCGTCAAAATAGGCGGTAGTCGAAAGGATGATCGTATTTCTTTACGTTTGTCTTTCGCATAATCGGTGAATAATGCATCAGTTTTAAGCAGGTCATTTAACTTATCTAGCTTAATTTGCACCTTCTCTTTTTCATCACCTGTTAAACCCTTTTCGAATCCCTCAACCTCCAAATATAGGATTCCACCTTGTGATTTTGCTCCTCTTGCTTGGGATAGGGCTTCTATAGATCCCTCCGTTAATTGAACATTTACTACGGAAAGTACCAAAGACAGCATGCGACCATTCTCGAAATACCAAGAATCAATTCTTCTGCCTTTCTACTAGCAAGTATTTCAGGAGTATTACCTGCCTAACGCGGTTGACCATACTCTTCATTATCCAGCAAAAAGACGGCCTCCATTGTTAGAGAGCAAGTTGCTCACTAGCTGAATGCCGTCTATTACCGTGTTGTCTGCACCTCTTACATCTTTCAGCTCTAAAATGAGAGCCGCTGCAGAAGGATATAGGAATAAATTTTTCTGGTTGGTCATTCCCTATAAAGCTTTGGAAGTCTTCTACCTATTTAGAAACCGTCTTCTGCCTTCCATGTTTACGAGAATCGTAATAATACTCACGAATCACATAAAAATCGTTAGCTTTCTGACCAATTAATAAAAAAGCCGTTGGATTATTGATACCGAGTCCCCACCAGCAAAAATACGATTAAATGTATCAAGAAGTGTTTTTATGACATGTAGTTTCTCATTAAACATGTCAAAAACAAGTCCTTCTGCCATCATCCATAGTCCTAAGATATATCGTTTAAAGAAGACGCCACTAAACATGCGGCGAAATCTTTCTTTTACTTTTTCAGACAAACTCATGTTGTCATCCATCGTGAAATGTAGGACAAGGATTCTTTTTTCTTTTGCTTTATCAATGAAATCAGTTTTAAACCAATGGTACGGTCCAGCAGGGGTTACAGTTAAAGAAGACTTTTGCACCATTCCCATCGGTTTCGGCAGAACAACGGCCTATAGCTTGATCAACAAATGATCGGGGAAATAACGCTACCTCATCCAAGTAGGCTCCGGCGGCAGTAAGACCTTGTAACGTATCTTGACTCGCTTCGTTATTTGCACCAAATAGATAATACGTATTAGTTCCAATCAACATGTGGATTCTCTGAACGGTGGTAATGATAGTCGATTCCTTTCGCCGTCAGAATCTGAAACATTGGTTCCAACACGTTTCTCTTGAGGGCGCCCATGGATTTACCAGCAACGATAAAGTTCTGGTGCCTATGCTTTGCTAATGACCATGTAATGAAGGAATCAATCATGGATATGGTCTTACCTGAACGAATGGCCCCTTCTGCTATAACCATATCGTAATCTTTGTAGGGACTCCCATCTGTCCACCAAGCTAATAGTTTCTTTTTGCTTTAGACTGAACGGTTGGAACTTAAACGACGTTGTACGTTTACGCTTTTTCATCAGCTTCTACCTCGTCAGCAAAAATCTCCGATACTTGGGCGTTTAGAGCTGATTCGTATCCACTATTCTGTTGATGTGCATCACTATCGTTTTCACCATTCAATTCTTTAACCTCTATCTTTAACTTCTCTATACGTAAATGTTGTTCCTCAGTAGCTAGATGACTATTGAGCATATCCTCATAGCGTTTGATTAAGCTTTGGAGAGTTGCTATAGCTCTAGACTGAGCGTTTAAAAATGTAGCGTGACGATCCCAAGAGAATTGAAATTCATACTCTTCCTCTGTAATGACCTGCTCGAAGGATGCTTTTTCCTTCGTACTGGTGTCTACAATTTCATACTTCCTTTTCTTAATTTCCTTAATCATTTCTTCTTTGTCCTCTACGAACATTATCCTTTGCGCCCGTATGATAGCTGTGTACTGAATCATGATGTTTTCCCACAACATATCCAGAGGAGACTTGGATTCAATCTCTTCCATAATCTCAGCTACATCATCGGGGAAGTATTTACGAAAAAAGCCGTGGCTTACCGCGTTACTGTTCCTCTTAGGTGCAGCTCCTCCGCGATTGCCTACGGCGTTTTTATTTCCCTCTGGCGCGCCTACTCGTTTGGTAACGTTACTATTCGTATTGGTAACGTTACTATTAAGTTTTGAATCCCATTGGTCTTGATTTTTCACTTACGTATTTGTGAAACACTTACTCCAAGTTGTTCCGCAATGTCTTTCAAAAGCATGTTTCCGCCACTTTCGAGATACATTGTTTCGGCTTTTTCTCTATTTGGACTTCTTGCTCTAGCCATTTACATAATCACCACCACCTATTGAGTTTGTTTTGGCAAAAGAAAAAAGCACCCAATAAAGGGGCTTCAAATTGACGAGTATAGTCCCCCATTTGAAAAAAAGAGAACTTTACTCTGCATTTTTGGGGGTACAAATATGTCTCCCCACCCTAAAAAACGCTTTAGAAGTTATTCTAGAAGGTCAAAAAAATAATCTTCAAATTGCAAATGTGGAGGTTTCTCCACAGCCTGAGCAATCATAAGATCATCCTTAATTTATTTCTTTCCTTTTAATTATAAGTAGATCTAACCGTGACATCATTTTTTGTATAATTTATAAATACTACTTTTGCAACAGTTCCAGAAATTCGCGCTGCAGTTGTTCCAAATCTTGTATCACCTATTTGTCTATCGCCATCATATATTACGTATCCTACGTCTCTAGGACTTGATACAACCTGTAATTGTAATAGCTCCAACAACCAATGCAAAAGTAGATAATGACACTAAAAGTTTTTTCACCTTAAATCACCTCATACCTTTATTTGTAATTAAATTACATTTATGCAATAAAATAGAATAATTTTCTGGTAAATAAAATCAAAATTAAATAGCAACAATTTATCAAATAATTATATAAATGTTAAATAGTTTTGAATCAGTTATTCTATTCTAATCCACCTTAAATTTTCTACCATATACTTCAAAAGACTTGGTAATTTCATCATTTATCCGATCCATCGTATGGGTCGAAACCGCATCTAAACACTGACCAGCAGTTATATTTAAAATCGGCGATACTGTTACGGTTTTCTTTTTGCTTGTACAAACGTCATTTCTTGCTATAGAAGCGTTCGCCCACATGATAGACTCTAAATTAGTCAATGGCTAGTGATTTCTCACGACTATTAGGACATAGTTCTTCGATCAAATATGCCAACTGTTTAGCTTTCTCACGTAACGATGTATATTTTTCTGGCTGCCCTTCTTTCGGTGAATGATACTTAAAAGTATTTTCAATTTGTTGATTCAAGATAATTCCTCCCATTGAATAAATTTAGAAATATTTAACGCTTGCGAATTAGTCTAGGTTCCCAATTACCCATTTTCTCTCTCACTCGATTCATTCGTTCCTGCATTTCTTTGCTCTTCTGCTCAAATTCACATTCGGACTTCTTGATTTCCTTGTTCAGTCTATCTTCAATTGCTTTTATGAACCCATTAACATCAGCACCTCTATCCACAGTTATACTCGCCACATTGATCCCCCCTTCTATTCATGAAAAAAAGCTACCCGGTTATCGAGTAGCCCTGTTCGTTTATTGAGTTTAATTTATATACTCTGTGTATACATTGTAATCATGTTTAAAATCCGAGTTTCTTTCATAAGGATACACTTTTATATAATATTGTTTTCCTTCTACAACATCAAATCGTAAAACCTCTCCTGGGGTTTCTGTTTGAACTATAGGCGTTTTCGGTTCGTTCCATGTAGATACACGTAATTTTAAAATATTCATATACCCTTTACTATAAGCAAAGACTAAACTAACTTTACCCGAGCGTGTAGGGGTAAATGTATACCAGTCTTCTCTATCCTTAAACTGAGGCAATTCCCCATTTATTTGCCCACCTATCATATATGGATTGGCTTGTTCCATGTCATCATTTGGTTCGCGATCATAGAATATCGCTGCTAACGGTTTTACTTCTGTTGCTCCAATTTTCTCTGTAGCCAATGCGGATGAGGAAATACTTGTAACTAGAGCTAATGTTAAAAGACTAAAAATTACTTTTTTCAA